TTGATCGTCGTGCGTGCGAGCCACCAGTACGGTAAGCGCACACGTCGACTCCTTCGGATCGACACTTCGAAGATCACCTCGGATCCGTTCAAGCCGGCAGAAAACGTGAAGGTCTCGATGGGCGTTCAGCTCATCTTCGACCTCCCGCCTGCCGGCTACACGTCTACCGAGGCGTTGGCCGTCTACACCGGTTTCAAAACCGCGTTTTCGGCAACCTCCGACGTGATGATCACCAAGTTGCTCGGTGGGGAGAACTAGAGTAATCTAGCCTCTTCATCAAGTGTCTGGTAATCCTCATGAACCACGCGAAAATGGCCATCGAGAGATCGATGGACCACGACGTCCTGTTCGGATGACATCCGGCAGGCGCAGCGTTGATCGAGACCCACGCACAACTTTTTCCAAGAAATTCTTGGTGGTTGTGGTGGCGCTCTTTAACGCTGTCTACGTGGTTAGTGAATTGCTCCTCTTTGGGCACAATGTGTGCCCATGAGCAATGAAAACTGCACGCGTACCCATCTGAGGTATATCTCCAAGAGCGAAAGCTCTAGGCCGATAATTCAGATTACGGTCCACTTGGGTGCGAACCCGAGTAAGCGTGAACGTGAACTGGTAGCATCCCTTCTCACGGCGATGAATAATCTCCGTGATGGGACACTGCCAATAACGTACTCGCATCGTGTGTAGTCCCGTCGTCTAAGCTATGGACTGGCCACCTCTATTAAAGGGGGACCATGAAAAGCCTGACGTCACTCTGGTCCTGTACAGCTAACGAAATGGCTGTACGATGTTGCACTAGCGCCACGCTCGACATAAAAACTGTCGAGCGTCGGACAGAACACGAGGGGTTGTCGTTTTTGGCGATAACCCTGGCGAGCTATGGAAAAGTCATCGAAAAATGGCTTAACCAAGGCTTCGTCGTCCCTTCTGACTGTCCCGCTTTCGAGCGGGGTCGTCGTACTGGTCTCCCCGTATTTCTACGGGGTTTCCTTGGACGTGTGTTCGATCCTAGTAGTGGCGTGCTTTTGGATGTTCCAGACATTGAAGCAATCTTTGCTTTGCGTCAACTTACGTTGATGTTCAGTAAGATCGCTCTCCCTCAGGACGAGCCTTTCGGTAAGTCCACGCGGGTCGTAAATCCGCGTCGTGAGAGACGAGCAATGTCTGATTTCATTCAATGTGAAAAGGATGTGAAGAGGTCGGACTACATGCTTGATCCCTCCTTTATGGAGGATTTCAGGCGTATTGCCCGGCTGCTTTATACTGACCTTTTTGCAAAGATGGACAGAGATGTTCACTTTGCAAGGTTGGTCCCTAAGCATGGTCCAGGCGCTGTCGCTGATCGTCTTAGCAGTAATGCTAAGTGGGATCAGCGAACCTGGACTACTCGTCTTCAGCAGGCTATGCCTGCTGAAGAGTTCCTTATTCCAAACCTCTCTTTCAAGAAGGAGTTGGAT